GATATGAATTTATCTGACACAGACACAGCAACTTTCACTCCAAATGTTCTGAAATATGATGTATTACTAACAGAACCAGGTGGTAGCAAAAACTATTATTTAGAGGGTACACTATTTGTAAGTGAGGGTTACACAGCATGAGCAATCCTAATCAAGTTGTAGTTAGTCAGGTATCTGATGTAACTACAGTTGAGATCACTACAGCAGGGCCACAAGGTCCAGCAGGATCAATAAGTGGTCTTACTTTTGATGTTTCTGCAAAAGTTGATGGGTCAGTACTTTATTATGATTCCTCATCTGGTAACTTTAAAGCAGATACCACAACTACCAAACTAACACTCGTTGACGGAGGAAACTTCTAGTGGCTAACACAATTAGGATAAAAAGATCCACAGGATCATCAAACCCAACATCACTAGAAAATGCTGAAGTTGCTTTTAGAGAAGGCGATGAAGTTTTAGTTTATGGTACGGGTACAGGGGGATCGGGAGGTTCCGCTACAAGCATTATTTCTATTGGTGGTAAAGGAGCATTTTTTGATAAGGCAACAGTAAGGGGAGCTAACTTAGTATTATCAGGACCGACTACAGGTAGTGATGCAGCACCTACATTTAGATCTCTTGTTGTCGCAGACGTACCAACGTTAACAGCAGCGAAGGTCAGTGACTTTGATACACAGGTTAGAACAAATAGACTTGACCAGTTAGCTAGTGCAACCAGTACTGTTTCTGGAATTACCCCTACTGCTGATGCTCATTTTGCTACTAAAGGTTATGTTGATTCTGTTAGTGAAGGTTTAGATGTTAAAGATAGCTGTGTCGCTGCTACAACCGCAAATATCACAATCGCAACTGCTTTAAATAGTGGAGATACTTTAGATGGGGTTACTCTTGCAGATGGAAATAGAGTTTTAGTAAAAGATCAAAGTACAGCAAGTCAAAATGGAATCTATGTTGTTGGTTCTACACCCGCCAGGGCTGATGATTTAGCTACTGGTGCAGATGCTTCTGGAATGTTTACTTTTGTAGAACAAGGATCTGTTAATGCTGATATTGGTTTTGTATGTACAAGTAATAAAGGATCTGCTGTCGTAGGAACAAATAACTTAGGTTATAGTACTTTCTCCTCTAGTGGTAACGTAACTGCTGGTAATGGTTTAGATAAATCTGGAAACGAATTAAGTGTTGATCTTAAGGCTAATGGTGGAATAGTAATTGAATCAACAGAAATGGCTATTGATTTAGCTGCAAGTTCAATTACAGGTACTCTTGCAGTTGGAGATGGAGGTACAGGATCAACCTCTGCTTCGGCTGCTAGAACTGCTTTAGGATTAGCCATTGGAACCAATGTTCAAGCGTATGATGCAGATTTAGCTAATCTATCTGGTTGTCAATCTGGAGCTTCTGCTGCACTAGCTTTACTAACTTCAACAGAAGTGGCGATTCTTGATGGAGCGACAGTATCGACTTCTGAACTGAATATCATGGACGGTGATACATCTGCAACTTCTACGACTTTGGCAGCAGCAGATCGTTTAGTAATGAATGATGCAGGAACTATGAAACAAGTAGCATTATCTGATCTGGTTACATTCTTCGAAGATGAATCAGCATCTAGTTTTAATATCGATGGAGGAACATACTAAACTTTAACCATCAGGAGGTCGAACAATGGCGAACACGATTAAATTAAAAAGAGCAAGCGGTAGTGATCCAGGTGCTAGTGATCTTGCAGTCGGTGAAATAGCAATACGAACCAGTAATTGTAAATTATTCAGTAAAAATGACGGTGGCTCTGCTATTGGAGTTGTTGCTGGATCGGCTGATACCTTAACAACAGCAAGAACTATTGCAGGAGTTAGCTTTGATGGTTCAGCAAACATATCTCTAAACAATAATGCTATTACTAATGGTGCTGGATATATAACTGCGACTTTAACTGAAGAACAAGTCGAGGATTATGTAGGAGGAATGGTTACTGGAAATACCGAAACTGGTATTACAGTTACTTACGATGATTCCGATGGTACATTAGATTTTGTTGTTGCTTCTCAAACTGAAAATGATTTTACAACTACTCTAAAAAACAAATTAGATGGAATTGCTGCGAGTGCTATTGCAAATGTTGTTGAAGATACTTCCCCTCAACTTGGAGGAGATTTAGATGTTCAATCAAGCAAGATAACAACAGCAACTAGCAATGGTAATGTAAAAATTGAACCTAACGGATCAGGAGTTGTTGAAGTTAGAGGTGCTGGTGGTAATGATGGAACGCTTCAATTAAATTGTTCTGCACAAAGTCATGGAATTAAACTAAAATCTCCTGCTCATAGTGCTGGTGCAAGTTATACACTTACTTTCCCAGATGATATTGTAAATGGTCAATTTTTAAAAACTGATGCCTCTGGAAATCTAAGTTGGGCTGCTGTAGATTTAACATCTTTAAGTGGTTCTAATATAACTTCTGGAACAGTAGCAGCAGCAAGAGTAGCAACACTAAACCAAGACACTACAGGAACAGCAGCGATAGCAACCACAGTTACAGTTGCAGATGAATCTTCAGACACTTCTTGCAATATCTTATTTGCGACTGCTGCAACAGGTAATCTCGCTCCAAAATCAGGAACTAACTTAACTTTTAACTCTTCATCAGGAGTTTTAACAGCTACAGGATTTGCTGGTGCGTTAACAGGAAACGTAACTGGTAATGCCTCTGGCTCGTCAGGATCTTGTACAGGAAATGCTGCTACTGCAACAGCTTTAGCTTCTGCACGAACTATAGCTGGTGTTTCTTTTGATGGAACTGGCAATATTTCATTAAATAATAATGCGATTACCAATGGTGCTGGTTATATAACAGCAACACTTACTCAAGAACAGGTTGAAGATTATGTCGGAGGTATGCTTACTGGTAATACCGAGACAGGCATAACTGTAACGTACCAAGATAGCGATGGCACTATAGATTTTGTTGTTGGCACGTTAAATCAAGACACTACAGGAAATGCAGCAACCGCAACGGCTCTTGAAACTGCAAGAAATATTGGTGGAGTATCCTTTAATGGTTCAGCAAACATAAATCTCCCTGGTGTAAACACTACTGGAAACCAAAATACTTCTGGAACATCTGGTGGTTTTACTGCTGGTAGTGCTTCAAATCTTAATTCTGGAACTCTACCTGATGCACGTTTTCCTTCTACACTTCCTGCTGTTGATGGGTCAAACTTAACAGGAATATCGGCTGGAGCGACCGGAGGGGGGAGCGATGAAATTTTTTACGAGAATGGTCAAAATGTAACGACAAGTTATACTATCACTAATGGCAAAAACGCAATGGCAGCAGGACCAATTACTATAGATAGCGGTGCTGTTGTCACAGTGGGTGCTAATGAAACTCTTACTATTGTTTAATTATGAAAGCAATTATTGAAAAACAAATCCTTGAATGGAAAGAAGAATTAGCAAAACAGGTAAAAACTAAAGATCAAGCTGAAAAAGTTTTAGCTGAAAGTAATAGAAATATACTTATGATCGAGGGTGGACTACAGGCGAAGGAGTTGTTACTGCGGAAGATCGAGACAGAATCCCAGCCAACAGGTACAGTGGAGCTAAACCAACAATCAAAGCCAAAACCATCAAAGTAATTGGCACACTTGCTTTTAGGAGAGCTTCTTTAATCATGTTTCAAAAAATCGCTAACATTCTTTCTATAGTTTCCTTCGTATTGGTGTCATCTGTCATCGGTGGAAGTTACTTTGGTTATAAATATGTAACATCAGAACAGTTTAAAACCAAGATGATGAATGAAGTTCTTGGTAATGTACAAGGTATGATGCCTAAAGTATTAGATAAAGGGTTACCAAAGATGACAGGAGAATCCATGCCAATTCCTAAAAACTTTGGAATTTAATTGGAAATACCTGAGATAAGTATTCGTGAGATTTATATTCCAGACGTTCCAGAAATCTATACTCCTCATTACATAAGTCCAGCTAAATTACCTGATATAGATGTGGCTGGCTGCACATATCAGCATCGAGATATAAAGAATACTGGTAATCGTAATTTATTATTAGAAGATCCTAATGGTGTATATAGTACCTGTGATTTTCCTTTTCCTAGCTTTATCCCTCTCGATTATTCTCCTGATAATTTAGTAATTGTAGAAGAACTTCCTGTCAGTAGTCCTACTCCTGATATGCCAGAGAGTAAACAACCAGCTATTCCAGATATTCCAAAAGAAAAAGATATTGAATTACCGCCTTGTCCTGGTCCTAAAGATCAAAGAATTAAAGATTTTCGTAACTCTTCTAAGCTGGAACGTGTTTCTGGACATAAAAGAGGGGAAGATGGTGTTGAGTGCATCACTATCTATGAAAACGTTCCATTCAAAGATCAGTACATACCAGAAATTTCTAGCCTTGTATCTACTGCTTTTATTGGCTTGGTCGCTGCCAGTACTCCACTTCTTCTTAATGTAGTAAAACCATTAGTAAAGCAAGTAGTAAAGAAACTCACTAAGAAGAAAAAGAAGATAGAATAAAAAAACCTTATTTATTACACGGCAAATAAGGTGTCTAGGTAGGCAAGTTCACCCGCACTTGTCTACTGCTTTAATTTATGAGTATGTGGGATAACTTGATTTGGGGGGACGGTAACTATAATATCTTCACAAGTAATAGCACTAGGAGTATTAGGCTTAAAGGTAACACCTAATTTTGCTTGCTTTGCACACATCTCTAGACGATATAAACTGATTTCCATTTTCGTTTTCTTAATTAATAACTTTTGAGCTTCTATATTTACTGCACTCGCTTCATGGCAAAGTCTTGGAGATTTTCCTAATGGAATATTTATTTGAGCAGAGATACCATAATTTAAATTAAAGTTCTCTTTTTCAAATCTGGGAGTTTCCTGTACATATTTTATCTGACCAGTATCTTCGTCATAAATATTCTGTTTGGTAACAGTTTCTCTAGGTAATGAAAATGTATGAGAGTCGGTTACATATGGAGTGACAGTAAGACTAGGAGAAGCACAAACAATACCTTGACTCATTCTGAAACTTGGCATTGATGATGGAGTTATCATTGTTGCATTATTATTTACAACACCTTGAGCGTTTGAGCTAGGACTTGCAACTGTAGTATTTGCAAGGGTTTTGACAGGACATAGTAATAAAGCTACTGCCCAAATGTAGTTGTAGTTTCTGTTGTTGTGCTTGTATTTATTGTTCTGGTTATTGTCGTTACTGTGTCCAATCCTGGTGTTATCAGAGTTTCTTGAAGAGAGAATGATGCCCCTGGATTTGTAATTGTGAATCTTGGAACGGATTCTAAGTTTGGTGAAGTCCAACTAAAATTTACTCCTCCAACTGTTTGTTCGGTAAGAGTTGTA